CTTTTTGGCAATTATGGCTTGGCACAGATGTACTCGGCGTGCGCGACCCTTTTTGTTTTTTTAAAAACTTTTTTGCCCAAATATTTCACTTATAGTATAAGATCACATGCCTAGACAACCCAAGAAATCAAAATACAAATCAGTAGTTATCAAAAAGAAACGATACTACTTTTACGAAATCCTGTGGGAGGACATCACGGCGGATGGAGGCCATGCTACAGCTTTTGAATTTATGGGTTTTCTTCCCAGCAGGATGATAACAAGAGCATATGTATTTGAAAAAGATAAAAAGTATGTAAGAACCTTTGCATCTTACGAAGTTAATGAAGAATTATTTTCTGATAGAAATGTATTTCCAAGATCATGCATAATAAAAATGGAGAAAATAAGTGAAAAATAAAACCTTGACTAAAAACATGCCTAACGTAAAATGGCACGCAATACCACCAGTGCGTGGTCCCAACCCACAAGGGAGGTTAAATGGAAATAATAAAAACAATCGGCCGAAAAATACACGGAGTGTATTGTTGGCTAAACGAAATGACTAATCGGATTCAGGGGCTGACTTTGTTGGCAATTCTAATTCTTCTAGTTTTATCTCTTCAGGCGTAATATTAATTATCTCTTTGTTATCTTCTAAAATCTTTTTAAGTCTGTCTTTGATTTCATTAGGTGACATGTTATCGACATTACCTGTCATAACAAGTTTTTGATCTACGTATAATCCACCGGCTTTTCCACGTGCAACTTCTGCATTTACTGCAGCAGACCACGCTCCTTTTTCTAATGCCTGATTTCTAATTTGTGCCAATTCTGATATGTGCTTCTCAAAGCTAATACCATACTTTTCTTGCACCTCAGCCCTTAACTCACCAATGTATTTGACAACCAAAGGAGATATCTTTGGATTTCTTAATTCTGATGCAGCTTGTCTTGGTCTAGTTTTATAACCTGCCTGAAAGGCTGCCTCTGCAGGAGATAATCTACCTTCATTATAAACTAATAACTCTGCAAACTTTATCTGTCTTTCGGTTAATTTTGCTGGGACTCCCATAATGTTTGACTTATAACGTAATTTATCGTATCAGTCAATTGTGAGACTAATACTAATATTTATATTGTTATCTGGATGTGCAAGAGACTTTGATCTCAATCCAACTACTACAATTGTAAGACAACTTTTTAAGGCTTCGTACGATGAAACCAGAGTCCAAACTTTGGCAAAAAGTAAAGAAAAATACACCCAAGATTCAGTGGACTAGACTGGAATCTTGGAGTAGTTTTGGCACACCAGATCTGTTGGGATATCATGATAATTGTGGTTTTTTCATGGTTGAATTAAAGATTGCAACAGGTAAGAAAATACACTTTTCTGCACACCAAAAACTATTTCATCTAACCAGAAAGCAACGTAACTTTATCCTTATCGAAGAGGCCTCTTCCTCTTCGATAAAACTTTATGAAAGTTCCTCGATCCTCGGTCTGCTTGCAGACTATCGTGAAGTACCTTCCCTCGCAACGGATGATTGGACCTATATCGAACGCTTGTTGATTCGCGAACCGCTTGACGCCTGATCGCTTGTGGGCTTGTCGGCTTGCTCGCTTGTGGGCTCGTCGGCTTGCTGGCTCGTGGGCTTGTCGACTGGATCGTGTGGGACCTCGCGCAGCTTGTAGCCTTTGGCTTTTAGTTCTTTAATTCTTTTCGGAGTCCAATAATACATTAGTGCTTGCCGTAACTAACAACTTTAACCTTCGGATCCCAACAGGCCCTGCAATCTCCACACTTGCCGCCCTGTTTTGGTGCAGGACAGGTTGCATCCTTCAGGACTACCATTGAAGAATTAGGCCAGGTCTCGTTACGCTGCCCGATCATCGGCGGAGAAAATCGGATAACTAGATTTTTTGGCTTCTCCGCCAGGTGATCTTTTATCCACGCTTCACGCGTGGGCATCCAGTGGTGAGTTTCAGGCGTTAACCTGCACACCTCATAGATCTTGTTAAGATGGTCCAGGGACTGGACGTCACCTGCATCGTGCCATCTGAAATATTTCTGGCGCTTAACCTGCGCCACCATTGCAGCGGTCCACAGCTGGTGATTGATGGCCTTCAGTCTTACGTACTGCGCAGCCTTAATTGCTTTGTACCGTGTATAATTACCCTTCAGAGCGTAACACATGCTGCAAACTGAGTTCTTAACCTTCCGGAGCTTGGAGCCTGTTTTGCATTCCCATGCAGGTAGACTGTAGCTCAGGCCCGGCATCTTGGACGTGCGGGTCATCGACCCCGTAATTTGTTTTGCTTCTTTTATTTTCATGTTATCCTTTCTTATAAATTCCTATACCACAGCAGCTTGTAACCTGTCAAGCTTGTAGGCTTGGAGGCTTGTGGCCCCTTTCTGAATAAATCAGCCGGGGCCGCGCTAGACCAGCTGTGCTGACCTGTTTTTACAATGCATCCAATCAGGCCAATGTATAGAATGCATTCACAACTGATCCCAGGTCCACCTGCATATGCATTTAAGAAGCCGCATCAGTGGACCAGGGATCAGCACTGGGAGAGAACATAACTAGATAACTAGTATATCGGCGACCCCTCATCCCAGCCTAGATCGCGCTCGTTGCTAATCCCAGGTCTCGATACACACTCTCACCGGCATCCAGTGTGCCTAAAGCCGGATGTATTTGCTCGAGACCAGGGATTAGTTAAATGCTCCCATCATAAACATGATGTAAACATAAAAACCACAAACACAAAATAATTCAAATTTTGTCATTAATTTCTCGCTCTTCTATAAGTTATCATGGGATCAATGCAAGTTGTGTATCTTTCTAAAACCGTGTCCCAAAAACACATATATTTTTTGCCACCTTGTTCCCAAGTTCTGCAACCCTCTTGGTTCATGTTTCCCACTCTAAAAATTGTCTTGTTATATTTTTTAGCGAACCATGAAACAACAAAGTCTGTTTTTGCTTCTACTTCATCTGATCTTTTCATAAATTCTTCTAGTGTCATTTGTTATCCTTTCTGTCTGGGATAATAAAATATTATCCCAGACTTGTCAATCATTAACTTTGCGCGATAGCTTTTATTTTGGAAGTATCAACATTCCAAGTTAAACCAATATGTTTAACTACCAGATTTAAACTTTGTTTAAGTTC